CCATCAGATGCGGAGAGCCTTAATCTTACGTGACCAAAAATAAGGGAGCCGGTGTAAGAGGCGCGGGCGCCATCATCCAAAATAGTATCTGTCGATCCGCCGCCTCGACCTAACGCAGCAGCTGGCGCGAAAGCACCGGAAATAATATTGATAAGTCCCGGTTCTTGCGAGCTATCGTAACCATATTGTGGAGCACCACCGGTTATATACGTTGCGAACTGGACTCCGCCCAGGTATGGATCGGTATGATTACCGTCGCCAGCTGTAGCTTTACCTGCTGCCCCGCTAAGTTGGAACGCATCTCTAAATTTAGGAGGTCCAAAGTATCCAAAGGGAATTAGTCTAGCATCGGTGGCGCCAAGCTCGACATCAGAATTCATCTCTACATAAATATACTTTGATTTATTATCGTAGGTGCCGTATTCTTTGAGTCTTCTCTCAGTGTCGTCCCAGCTGTAATATTTGTCTCCGATTTTTCTTGCAACAAAGTTTGGCGATGTTGGATCTAAATCACAGTTATCGAATCGCTCCATAACAACAACTCTATTATCGTTATCCGAAATGTGTCTCAACAGAACAGTGAAAGATCCGTAAGCACGAGATTTTGACGTAGAGGCTTTGATGTTTGTAATTGAAACTTTAACATTCTTGTGAAGCCATTCGCCATGGCCTCTGCCCTTCAAGCGGAACAGTTTTTGCTGATTAAAAGGAATGTATGAGGCAGGCGCGCCCAAATCCTGACCAATAAACCAACCGGCAACCGCTTCGCGTGAAGCTTGCGCCTTCATGTTAGAAGGGCCCTTTCCGGTGGGATTTTGCAAAGGCAGGATTATAGCGTGAGAGGCCACACCAGCAAGACCTAAGTCTCTGATTTTTTGATCAAAAGTTTCACCAAGCCAATAGTTCTTTTCAGTCGCAGCAGGATAATAATCCATATTGATGCCATTTGATGCTGTGACAAGCGTTGGGTTAGTATTGACTTTTTTGCGAATATAATTATCGGACGTATCATCAAAACTAACTGTAATTCTATCTTCTGCATACTCAGAGCCACTGAACACAAGCGTAAAAACTCCATCGCCATCAGAGCCAATCATTGCGCCAACAGCAGATGTTAATGCTTGTGCAGCAGTGTAATCATGGTCAGTATCTGGAGACCCATCACTAGCAATTCTCATTGTTCCGCGCAGCGCGACGGAGCCTTGCTCAAGATAAATAATCGCCCCAAGGCTACCGGTTCCGCAATCTACAGTAGATCCTGATGTGAAAATCCACATACCATAAGCGCCGCCGTTTGTGGAGAAATTTCCGCCAGCTTCGTCGTCGTCCCAGTTTGAAACATCATAAAATGTTTTCCAGCCAGCAGCTCCACCATCTGCATCATTATTGGTGCTTTGTTCGCCCAATACTCTGTAATATGTAAGAGGTGCAACATTTGCATTTAGATAAGCTTTGGCTGCATAGGTTCCATACATTGGAGAAACATAATTTCCGTCTCTATAGGGATCACCTGAGCCTGCAACACCACCACCACCAACAGTATCACCGTATAGGGTAACAAAATCTGAGTATGATTCAACAGAAACCGGAACGCCCGCTAAGCCACTACGTGCACGACCGATGACGGCGGCTCCGATAGCTTGAGCAGATTTTGGAATAAACGAGTTATCAATCTCGTTAATAAACACTCCAGGAGATACAAACTTAAAACTTTTTACTGACATATTGCTTTCCTCTTATAAAACATCGCAAATGATAGCGCAATCATTAATTAAATAGTATTTTTAATTTCAAAAGGAGCTAAAAGCAACTTCAGGAACTGATAAATTATTTAACCCATTAGCTCGCCAAATATGTTTGGTACTCCAGGAGGCGCTGTGTTCTCTTGTGGGAAAGTTATTTCTACAGCATTTTCATCAAATCTAACGAGTTGGCGATCATCATTTTTACCCTCACCGATTAAATAACCCAATACTCTTATTGAAATTTCAGTGCTAAACATCCTTGAGTCCTCGCCTAAATTTGATACATTGTTAGTTTGTTTAAACGATTTATCGATAAAAGCCTCATAAAGATGACCATTTCGTCTCATAACAAATGAATTAATTTGGCCAGTTCTTGCAACAAAAGGCGTTACCAGTTCATTCATTTGCTGTTGGTATTCAGATTTTATAACAATCTTGTAGCTAACGTTCACATATACGGGAATCGGTACTGATAATGTCTGAACAACAACTTTTTTATTTGCACGTGGGTAATACCTTTGTTTTCGACCACCAGTCTCACTAGAGCCACGAGTGCCGGATGCAACCGCAAAATTTCTTGTTTTGTCAGGAACAATTCTTCTAGCAACTACAAGTCTACCGCTTCTTCCATTTCCTTTATCAGAAAAGGTGTGAGCTTGAAAAGATCCTTTCATTGAGGGATCTTTATCTATAGACATTCTCTCGACACTAACAAATGGTAATTTTAAGGCGCCCGTTTGATCTCTGATTTCTTTTTTGTTTTTTATTTGAAAAGCTCTCTCGGGTGTTTGCCATAAAACTGGTGCTTTGGTGAATCCTTCATTTGTGGTGGAACTAAGACTTAAGTCTTCTTTAATATACGATACAATTGCATAATCAATATCCTCTATGGTCGAGGATAGCATACCTACCTCTTGTAAAGAATAAGAGGTGCCTTCCGGAAGCATTGCAAAATCAAAATCATCAGGTAGCATCAAAAAGCCCCTTTCTGGATCTCTTGCATTGGGCTACCACTTCAAATTCTTTTCCAGCTTGTCCAAACAATAACTTGTCCTCTGCCAAATCTACTATCTCGTAGTAATGATCACCATATAGCACAAAATCTCCCTCCCTTACAAACAAATCTTGATCTTCAGTAAGTCGACGTTTATGAAAACGAATGGTAATTTCCCATTGCTTATCAATTCCACCGCTTTCAAGATAATCTGTTTTATCAGTTTTCCACTCAATCAAGGCGTATACTCTTACAGGAGGTAAATAGTTTTTTTCAACCGCTTCTCCGTATAAGTCATGAAAATTAGTTGTTTCCATATCAATAGAGTAATATAAAATTTGCTGCCCAATAACTTTTTCTATAAGCTCATCATTGACTTGCTTAACTAAATCTCGTTCTTTTTTACCAAGAAAAAGCGGTGGTGGTGGATTTTCTGGTCTGTCCCATTTATTTCCCATACTTTATCATCCTACAAATATTGGTAATGGAGAATTTTTAAACGTGGCAGTTGTCGCGTCAGTTATTTCTGTATCTCTCTTCGCTAGTTCTGTATATTCCATTGTTGCCAGCATCTCTGTTAAACTAGTTTTTAGCTGGGTTTGTTCTTCTTTTGCTTGGGTAAGAAGCTCACCATGATTTAAAGTTACACTCTCGCCTGGAATTGGCATTGTGGTAAACTTGCCTCGAATTTGACCAAGCATCTCTTTACATAAAGCTAATGCATATTTACGAATCCATTGCTTACCGATAGAATTAATATTTTCATAAGGCAAGTTTTCAAATGGCAGCGTGTTCATGTTATTGATACCAAGAGTACCATCGTGATACCCATCTGGCTCATTCCAAGGCCCCTCCTCAATATAAAATTTAAACCAGATTCTATCTAGGTGCATTGACCAATAACTCGGTGTTGGAAAAAGCCTTAATTTATTATTGATCAATTCATATGAATAATGTGAAGTTCTGGTGTAGATAGAATCTTCATACATAATCGCTTGCATTTTATTCTGCCAAGTTGGTATAATTTCAAATGTTGAATCGTCAGCAAACTGACCGTAAGTTGAATAATTTCCAACCACGCCAACGCCACCATAATAACCGTAAAACCTCCACATAGCTCTAGGAGAGATAAAGAAAACTTTAGTGATTATAATTCTTTGATTATCATTAATTTTGCCAGAATAATCTACTGTTTGACCTGCATCATCTTGGCCAGAAGAAGATGCATCTTCAACAATTTTTTGCAAATCATAATCTTGAACATCTGTGGATGGTCCAAATGATCCGGAATATTCTCTTATGGTGCCACCAAGACCACCAATTTGAGACATACCATCTCCAACTTTTTTTGCAGATGCAAACTGGAATCTTGGATAAGCCAATTGCACATTAGTACCGTTTGTTACTCCATCAGTTGAATTAATTTCTCCATTGTGATTGAACGTGCCAGTTGTGTGACCTAACATACTTGATAATGAGTTTTTACTTTGATGAAGATTGATAATATAAGAATACTCTAAAACTGCTTCTTCATATGCAGCATAAACATTATCAACGGTTAGCTCTATATCGATTACGTCACCACCAAGTTTTTTATAAACATAATCTACTTGATTTGCAGCTCCTGTAATAAAGTCTAAAGAACCTGTATATATACCAAACGGACAGGCTGATTTTACCACCTCTCCAGCGGCCGGTGTTGAAGCGCCAGAGGCCGGAAGAATAAAAGCGCTTGTTTCTGATTGAGGATTTAAATTTAAAGGCATAGAATACCCTCCTCATCTAATTAGTTCTCATAAAACAAAACCCCCACGCAAGATGGAGGCTCGTTTACAAAGAAAAACTTTATTTATGCAGTTGCGCTAGTTGTTTTCTTTTTTGTGGTTCTTTTTTTTGTTGTTGTTACCTTTTTACGAGGTGTTTGCGCCGTTTTTTTAGTTTTAGTAATCTTAGGCGTCGTTACCTTAGTAGTCGTAGGGGTTTCCACAATTTTTGGTGTTGTTTTGACCTCTGGGGTGGTTACGACGGGTGTGGGTGTAGCTTCAACAACTTTTGTTTCCTCTTCAACTACCTCAGTCTCAGCTTTCTTCATTAAAAGCCTCATTCTTGGGTGACTTGAATGTTTTGAACGAAATTTTGCCTTGGCGGCTTTTAGTCTTCTTTTCTTACCCATAAAAAACTCCTTTTTTGTGTAGTAACTAGTATAAAAAAGCGAAAATCTCAAAAATTTGCCGGGGAAAAAATTTGGCAGATCAACATTTTTAAAATTTAATTACGATTTAGATTGACAAGTAATTTTATTAAAAAACTCCACCCCTTGCGAGGTGGAGTTAGAATTAGAAAACTAGTAATTAATTATTAGTCTTCCTTGGTTAGTGTGATCTTGTTAGAAGCAGTTGCGTGTGTGCCAAATCCGTGCACATAAAATAATGTGCCATTAGAGACAATATCAACATAAGCTCCAGCTAAACACCCATTAACAAATGTAATTGTGTCGCCATCAGCGTCATTTGTCACAGCAATTGCACTTCCGTCTGCATCCATAGCGACAATCTGTCCTAATAATTTGTCTTCTGTGCTAGCTGTCTGAACAACACCTGCGGCGCCGGTGGCTGTCAATATAACTTTTACATGCCAACCTGCACTAACATTAGCAACAGCAGGTAAAGTGATCGTATTCGCGCTGCTAGCGTCCATAAAAATAACTTTTCCAGAATCAGCTGCGCTTAAAGTTGTTGTAGTTCCGGTAGGAGATGAATTTGCTTTTCTATAATGAATAACACTCCCATCCAATGCCAATTCTCTTTTTAAATTCTCAATTAAAGCCTCGATTCTTGCAAGACCCACTCTCTTTGTACCCATAGTTTTATAACCCTCCCTTGGTTTTACCATTTATAATCATGTCACAGAAACACGGGTTGAGCCTTTCGACTCACCTATAAGTAGTTTTAGACAAACGAAAGCCCCCGTCAAAGACGGAGGCTTTACATTTATTTGGCTACTAGAGTTTAGCTAGTTGCGCCTTCCTGACCGAGGAGACCCTGGACGACAACCAAGCCGTACATATCAGGACGCACCATCTTCTTGGCATAGCGCGTCATGACGCC